GGGCCACCACCTGTCATCGCGGATTTGACAAAATCCTCATAAGCCAATGATTGTCCAGTTAATCCTAACTCTTTGTAGTGTTTATTGCGTCTCAGCGTCTTAATAGACTGAAATCTAGCCAACTGCCTAAATGCGCCAAGACCCGCCATAACCCCACTGCCAGAACCCCTAAACACATTGTTTAATGACTGCAATACTCCGGAGATATTGCCGTATAATTGAACCATGTATGCAGGAGGGTTGCCCAAAACCTTAACAGCTTTGGAAGCTGAAACGTATGCGTGATAAAAATCACTGGTAGCTCTGGCTGCAATGTTACCTCTAGCAGATTCGTGTATGCCAACAACTTGCTTTAAAGCTCTGGCCGTTTCTGGTGAAACAAATAATTTTTGTCCGTCTAGTTCTTTTTCGTTGCCGCGTATGACCAGTTTCTGCCAACCATGCGGGGTAGATTCAGCCGTTTTAGCCATCCCATTGGAAATTAACGAGTCGGTAATGGATTTGTCGGCTGCGTCATACTCAACCATTTTGGATAGCTTTGATTGTGTTTCGGCTATCTTTTGACCAGGTGTTGTATACTCACCAAGGTATTGTCTCACCTCCAACGGCAAGTCGTAGTTTTTACTTTTTAGCACACCGTCTTTTGCTGAGTGCATATACTTCAACAGGTCGGCGGGATTGCCTGCACGCTTTGATTGAAGCTCCAGCATATATTCTCTTGCCGTCTCTGGTGACGACCCGTTCTTGACTAGCGAACGAACCGCTTTTTCAAAATCGGCATCGGTTGGCTTATACGTTGGGTCGTGAAAAAATCTGTATGACCTAGTCAAATAGCTTCTGCTATTCATGGTATCCTCAACGGCATTTTTAATTGCCGGGTCTAGCAATCTTGCCCCACTATAATGGTTTGCAAGCACTTTAATTTGAAGTTGGTCAATTTCCTCACGTGCAGCAATCAATGCTTCGGTTCCCTTTTTACCAAGCATTTGTGATGGAACATCTTTAGTTTCACCTGATAGGTATTTCCACACACGCTCCTCTACATCTGGCCCGTAATTCTTAGCGGCTTTTTTAACCGCCCTGTCAACTCGCTTGCCAAGTTCTTCGCCCAGTGTTGCTTGCGCCTGTGGTGCTGCTTCTGTCCTTCTGGCTGCCGACATGATTGCTGGAGTCAACGCCTTGGACGGTGCAAATGATGATTGTGCGCTTTTTATGATTCCTGTGACCAATGACTTTGCGGTTTTCTTGGGAAGCTCGCTTTCTGGCACATCTTGCAGCAAGAAGTTCAATAGCCCAATAGCGTCTGGATCGCCTTTAGCTACCAAATCCTCCAACTCGTATTCTGTTTTGTTTGCAAACTTCTTACCGGCAGAACGTAAAAATTTAGACAGACCTCCAAGCCCACCACCCAAACCACCAGCAATGGCTGTGCTTTCCGCTACCTCGCCCATGCTGACACCCTCTCCCTCAATCAGTTGCTCTGCAACACTAGAACCAGCACCAGCGACAGCTCCAATAGATGTGTAAGTAATGATTGGGGCATCGCTTGCAAACTCTGCAACTTTTTTAATAGCCTTCGGTGCTCCCTTTACTTCAGTTCCTGGAAGCAGGTTTAGAAACGAGTCACGAATGACACGCCCCCAAGATATATCTTCCTGCCCCTCTATTTCTTGAGCAAGAACAGACCCAACTGCACCACCGCTTAGTGCCCCAGCAACATAACCAGCGGCGGCAGTTTGTGGCCCTCGCCTTGCTCCCGCACGTGTAGCGGCATATTTGGTTCCCTCGCCAACACCAATCTCTGCTGCTATTCCAGTAACTATTCTCGGAACACTTTCCTTTTCTAGTTGCTTTTTAATCGCTTGCTCTTTGGATGCTATTACTACGTCTAGGTCTTGAGTGCGCCCAAGATCAGACATCATTTCTGCACCTGCTGTTGGGACAAATGGATAAGCGTATTTTAGACCGGTTAACGCTTTGCCAGTAGCCGAAACCAACGCCTTGTTCTGCTTGGGGCTGAGTGGCGATAGTTTACCAACGCTTTCCAAAAAGCTAACAACTTTAGACGATTTAACATCGGCTTTGGCTTTGCTTTCGGTGGGTGGTTTTTCTGATGTCTGATCTTGCGGATATGTAACAATTACCTCTGGCTCCTTGCTTGTATCTGCTTTTCCCCCAGTTATATATGCAATTATCTCTGGCGCGGTGTAACCCTCCGCCATAGCTTTTTGGACAGAACTGTTGCTTGCGGCAAGGTGCTGGGCAATTTCCTCATCAGTGTAACCCTCCGACCTAGCCGCCTTGATCTGGTCTGAAATCATGGTTACTAAGGTTGGTTAAGAGTTTCACCCAGTTTGATCATTTCACTTAATGGTTTGCGCTTGGTTGGCTGCGGTAACTGTCTTTCGCCCAACTGCGGTGGTTGTCTTTCGCCAAAGATGTTCGGCAAATCTTCTGTGGCAATAGGGCCACCGAGAGCTCCTCCTATACCAACAGAATTTAGCTTCATAACAGCTCCAACATCATCGCCAGCATCATACAATGCTTTTGCTTCTTTCTGCACACGCTCTTTCACCTGTGCTGTTACCTCTGAGCTTGGCGGTGATTTCGGCTGCTGAATAACCGTGGGTTTTTTGGTGCTTGATTCTACAGCTACGACTGTGCCATCAGCTAGTGTTTCGATTTTATAGTTTTCTGGTCGTTTGCTGGCCGCTGGTTTTATTTCATTGGCAAGCGCAACAAGCCTACTAGCGTAAGCCTGTTGTGCTTCTGGCGTCTCGGCTGTTTCATAACCTATTACCATAGCTTTAGCTGCGTCTCCGTATCCAAAACTTGTAGCAAGTGTGTAAGCTGCCTGTAGTTGAGCGGGGTTAATGGGAGCTTTTTCCATTTGTTGTTGAGCCATTTTAGCACCAAGCTCTTGCCTTTTAAGCTCCAGCATCTGCTGCTGACGTTGCTGCTCCATGCCAGAAATTCCAATTTGCAGAACTTGATTGATGGAGTCGCGGATCGCCAGCTTGTCCCGCGTGGACATGTCAGGATCGTAAAACTTCTGCAACAAATCACGAGCCTGATCGCCAACCGGCGTGCCAGCAAAGTTTTTCTCCATCGCCTTCAGCGTGGTTTCAGTGGCTTTAATGCTCTTTTGATTCTCACCATGCTGCTTAATAACGTCACCAATCTGTGCTCCCATGTTGGCAAATGCCTGACCTTGCGTTCTGCCAACGTCAGCATAGCCACTGTAATCCACCTGCATTAAGCGCGGGTCGATTGCTTCTCCAAGTCGTCCTCCTTTTCCGTATGGCATGATATTAGTTTGTATGTGTTTTCCTGTAATAAAATCGCTAGTTACCCTCCCCCCATAGCCATGCCTTGTCCAATGCTACCTATGGCTCCAAAAATGCCAGAGGCCCAGTTCGCCTTTGCTTGCGCCCCAGCAATGTTGGCTTGCGTTTGATTGGCACGTTGAGCCATGCCAACATTAACACCAACATCAGGGTTAATCATCTGCGGGGTAGCCGAGCCAATCGCACCCAGACCCATGCCTAATTGCTGTTGACCTGCTTGGTAGGAAATTGGTGCGCTTCCCAACGCCATCAAACCGGGACGAGTGTAGAACTCTTGCGCTTGACCAAATGCGGCGTTGCGTGCTTGCGCAGCCTCTGCACGTTTCTGTGCCATGATGTTTGCGCGGTTGAGTATCTCGCTCGATACAGCCTCATTGCCCATCAATCTGCCACGGGACGCGTATGCTTCGCGTGCTGCCTGATCTGCCATGCGCTGCTCTTGGGGTGTTAACTGCCTAGCCGCTTGTGATGCCCTAGCCGCCTCTGCCGAAGAAGCCTCCACCTGTGCCTGCGCTTCTGGAGACAATGCCTGTGCAAATCCACGGAACTGCGGGGCCATGCCCATCATGGATGCCAAGTCAGCCTGCCTAGCTGCTGCAAGGTTCTGTGCCGTCTCCTGTTGCGATAGGCGACCTAATCCAAACAGACCCATCTGGTCATTAGTCCCTTGCAAAAAAGTGCTTACGTCCCCAAGATTGAGGCCCAAGAACTGGGGGCGATACTCGCGCTCAGACGAGATCACATCAGGCAACGCCTTTTGGTAGCCGCTGACGTATTTGCGAATGTCACCCTCAATATCAACTTTGGGGACTTGAGGCGTTTTGGGTTTGGAGAATAAGCTGCCCATTATATTTGGTAGTATAGTTTTTCAATCGGAATCACGCGAACTTTTGTATCGCCTCGGAAATCCCGCGCATAAGCGGTGTAGTCAACAAGCTCAACAAGCTGCTCAAGCGCGGCAACCGGGTCGCCAACGCAAAGAACCACAAAGACGCAATCAGCGTCCTCATACGCCACTGGCGTAGTAGGTTCTGTGTGTTTGCTGAAGTAGCCCATAAGGAAGGTGTTTGGTAAAGATATTACGGCTCCGTTTTTTTGCATCCATTCGATAGCTGCTTGAAAATTGTCGCCTTCTTGTTTTTGATTGTGTAGTTCAGAATAAAGCCGCTTGGCCTCGATATATGGTGTGTTTTGCATTAAGGACGAAGCTCAGACCATGCTTGTAGGGTGGTGCCTCCAGCCACGACAGTTACTTGATAAACAGCACCATTAGGTATGATGGCGTTACAACCCGTTGAGCCACCGGTATTGGTGGATGTGGCTTGTGCAACTTCAATCCCATCTGAGGTAATTTTAATGTTTTGATAGCCAGAATTTCCAACCCGCGCATAAACCATAATCGGGCCTCCTGTGCTGTTGGTATAGTTGGTATTGACTGCTCTGGAACCAGTCAAGTTCTGCCACGACTGCCCAGCATCAATAGCTCCACTAGCAAGAGCAGAACCAACATAAGCCTTGATACTTTGCTGAGTGGCAAGTGACGTGTCTGAGTCGGAGGACATGTCATCCTCATCGAGAATAGAAACCTCTGTTGGGGTAGTGAGGCCACCGCTCACATTACCAATCACGGTCATGTCACTAAGATACTGAATCTTGGCAAAGGTCACGCCATCGGAAGCACCAGTAGAACTGGCAAGTTTTGTGGTAGTTACTGCGCTCGCACCAATCTTGCCCGTGGTTATGCCACTAGCCTTTACCTGCAAACGACCAGAACCATTTACCTCTAGAGAGCTGTCGTCAGTCGTGCCAGAAGAACCAGACACGAATGTGGCCGCGTCCACCAAATTGTTGAGCTTGGTATGCGTCACATCATCGCCATCAGCGAAGGTTTGACCTTTGGATAAAATTGCCATTTTAGTATTGTGTTAAGGTTTGCCTGTTTGTTGTGTCGGCATCCATTTTAACCGATGTAACTTTGGGGCGACCTACTGAGGACAATCCTACTGTTTTAGCTTGAATTGTCAACGTGCCGTAGATGCCTCTGGGATTTCCCAACCTAAATCTGAAGTTGCCGGTTTCGTCTTCGTTAAGCTGTCCTGGCAAACCAATGGATGTGTCCAGCAATGTTTCAATGTCTGTTACCTTGTAGTCGGTGGTGTCTGGATCTTCGGAAGCAAAACGAAAGTCTACGTCACTAGCATTGTCTGTGGACGAGCGCATCTGAACTTGTGCCGACTTAAACTTCTTGCGGTCTAGGTTGTTAAACCCGTATCCACGCGTGGTTAATTGGTAGTCAATACCATTCTGCGAGGAACTGCCCGTGACGCTTAATGAGTAAATGTCACGCGCTTCATCAGTGTCATCACACAGATGCAGACCACCTTGGGAATTGATAATGTATAGGTTGTTTCTGTCCTCGTCTTGTCCAATCAAAAAGTTGTCCACAAAAAAGTCGCCAGCACCATAGGTGTCAATGCTTTCCCATCCTTGGTTAAGCATATTAAAAATAAGCACCGTGTTGTTGCCACGCGCATCATTAGCACCACTAGAGGAATCCAGCGGGACAGCAATGTAATAGCGGTTGTTAAAGTAGGTAGCTACCGACTTAAGAGCCAGAGTCTTGTTGATTCTGTCAATATACGGCTGTATCTTCTCGCTTAATGGACGCTCCACGCCACGAAGATTGTATTCATCTTGGAAAGCCAAGCCGTAAATACCATTGTCAGACAAGAAGAAAACATTGTTACCCTGAGACACGACACTCTTTCTAGCCAAGCAACCAATCTCACGGGTCAACTCGTTTACTGTGGTGTCAGCCAAGGAACCTTTAGTCCCACGAATTAGGTGAACACTGTTGCGGTTTAGCACAATCATGCTGTCATCGTAGAACGGATGCAGCCCTACTAGGTAGTCGGCAACACCGGGAGTCACCCGGAACTGAGACGAGATGGCATCAAACGTGTTTGAGTCCAGAATGTCACTTACGCAAATCTCATCGCGCACCTTACGATCGGTATAGGTCGGGCTAGTGCCTGTGCCGCCAGGGGTATAGAAATATGGACACCACAGACGGCGTTGGTGCGGAACACCCCAAGGAGGGGCTGGAGAATGAATGAACCCACCACCCACGCTGAAGTTGCCGCTAAACTCGATATACTCGGTGGCAGAGCCAGAGGCGTAGGTCACATCACCGATCGGTGCGTTAAAGTAAATGTCCGTGCTGTCTGCGATGCTAACCTCGTAGCGGTTGCCCACCAAGGGCTGAAGCTCCGTAACATCAGTGGCATCAATCGTAATAAAGCTACCTGCCTTAATGGTGGTGTTGTTAGAAACCGTCAAGCGCACCTGATTGCTGCTGCCTGCGCTGCTCACCCCATACGCGTTGCCAGCAATGTTAAAGGCTTGTGGTTGGGTGTAAGACCCCGCTGGCACTAGGCTAAAGCCAGATGACGTTGCCGTGCCAGTGTTGGCGGTGTAGGGTTCGTCAACACCACCAGAAGCAATGACATACTGAAAAGTATCTTCGTCTACAATGGACGTTACTGTGTGCGTTCCGTTGGGGTCGGTTGTAGCAAACGTAATGTCTGCCGTGGTCACGGTGTCCCCAGCGGTAAAGCCGTGGTCTGTCAGTGTCACCTCCACTACGCCACTAGAACCGGTGTAGTCAGCAGCCTCTACGTTGCGACCATTGGGTATATACTCCCATGTTCTGCTTCCGTTATTGAACAAGTAAACCCTGTCAAACGCCTGCACCAAATCAACCTCACCACTTAACGATGCGGTGAATGGATAGGGTATGCTGGTAATGCTGTAATCGGAAAGCGCAATCTTCTTGCAGTCATTGTTGGTTGCAAGAAATACGCTCTCGTCCAAGTTGTTCGCGGGGTCACTAAAGACGCAGCTACCATTGATCTGCGAAACCGCTCCGCTGTCAATGGTCGTGGCAACAATGCCATACGTGCCATCAGGAGTCAGGCTTTCGTCAGCACCCGTGTGAGCAAACGTCAACGTATCGGCGTCAACGTAAGTCATCTCATAGGAGCCAGCAACCACGTTGTCAGTCCCGGTCAACGGAGCTGTCGCGTTATCTGGATCACCAAGCGTAATGTGACCGACAAAACCAGCACCGAGGTTGTGACCAGATGCCAAGTTAATCGTAACCACATTACTCGATCGACTCGCTGTGCTAACCGCAATAGGAATAGAAATGACACCAAAGTTTACCTCAAGCGGTAGAGCAGTAGTCGTCAACGCACCGCTCTTTAGCGTAATGCCCTTGCGCGGTTGCCAAAAACCATCAATGCGCCCGTTCTTACTCAGAACTACCTCGCCAGGCTTTAACTGGTTCGGTTGCTCGCGCTGGTTAATCCCGATGAAACCAGTGTCTCCGTCAACAAGGGGCCGGTCGTCAAGACTACCGTATGAACGGTATTTTGACATGGGGCTTATTTGTAGGCAATCACCACACCGCTTGCCACATGAATCGTGGTGAACTCACCAAACAAGGTGGTTCCAGCAAGGTGGGTAATACCCTCTAGGTTTGCAATGGTGCTAATAGGGCCGTTGTTTCCTGTAACAAGGTCGGTAAAGACAGCATCATTCACAACTTGAATAACGCGCCATTTGCCTGTGGTAGAAC